AGAATAAATCTACAGTTCTTGTGAAACTCCTCGATGAAACCTCTTAGAGCAGGTTGTGTAGATTGTGGATTAAGATAATCTGCCTCATCAAGTATCACTACCTTTTTACCACCAGATAATGATACAGTAGAAGCAAAGTTCTTAATCTTATTTCTTAGTACATCAATGCCACCTTCTTCAGAGCCATTAATCATAATCCAATCACAATTCAGTTGTTGACATAATGCCTTTGCAACTGTAGTCTTACCTATCCCGGCAGTACCAGAAAATAGTAGATTAGATAGTTCACCTTTTTCTATAAAAGATGTAAAGAGAGTTTTAAGAGATTGTGGTAATATACAATCATCTATTGTTTTAGGACGATACTCCTCGACCCACAGAAAATCTGACATTTTTTATTCACCTTATTCATTATATAAAATTTATTTTGTAAAAGAACTATCAGGTTCTAAAGCAATCCAGTATTGAATGGGCAACTTCTTATGTTGAAAATGAGAGATTGATTTCGAAGATACTTGTACATCATAATCACCAGATAACATTTTCATATTCTCTACTTTGAAATAGAATTTGAAATCAGCAGTAGCGCCTTCAGCAATGTCTAATGAAAATGTATTACAGGTACTATTCTTTTTATCACATACAGTAAGTGAAATATTACCACCATTAGTTCCTACTAGTGCAAGATCAGGTGTGTGAAGAATAGCAGCCATCTTCAATAACTCTTTTAGATTAGATTCAGAAAGAGTAAAGGTTACATCTGCTTCAGGCATTGTAACTTCTTTAGTTGGCGATACGATTACTGACGGATCAGAATAAAAGTATTTCGCCTTAGACTTACTGCCTTCAGAAGCAATAGTCATAAACTTATCTTCTAATTTAAGTTCAGGTTTATCAAGACTTGTAACCACAGATAAAAATTCATTCAGATCATAGATACCGAATTCATTTGTAAATTCTTCTGTGATTTCTGCCTTGGCAAAAATATTTCTCATAGTTGAGATTGTTGACAACTCATTACCTGTTTTAATTAATATATTAGTATTAATACCTGCAAAGTTTTTAAGTGTGTCTAGTGTGTTTTGATTTAGTTTCATTATATAGATTCTTTCATTTAAGTTATAATAGTATAATAACACTTATGAGGGGTAATGTCAAGCACACCCCTCAAAGTAATTTATTTAATTTTAATTGTACGAGGTTTCTTCTCGTCTGGTACAATCTTTTCAACATCTATTAAAAGCATTCCATCTTTCAATTCAGCAGCATTTACAACCACATCATCTGCAAGTGTAAATTGTTTCGTGAATTTTCTTTTTGAAATACCTCTATGTATGACCTCATCATCTTTAGAGTCAGAATCACTATCAACCGATTGTATTTTCAGTTGACCATTAGCTGTTTCAACAGAAATGTCCTTCTTGCCAAAACCTGCAAGTGCCATTTCAATCTGCCAATTGAATTCATCTATCTTTTTAATGTTGTAAGGGGGGAATGTCTGTACCTTTTGATGTGCTAAATGCATATCGAAGTGTTCAAACAAGTTGTCGAAGCCTACTGAAAACGGTCGTAGGTCATTCCAGATTTGTAATGTTCTATTCATTTTGTTTCTCCTTTTTAAGCGAGTTTAATTTGAGTCCCATAATTGGCAACTCATAGTTATTTATATAAGTATTGATTTTAAAATGTCAAGTATTTTAAAAAATATTGGTGGAGGTAGGTCTCACCCTCTCTTAATCCTAACTTGTCTTACCAAATCTATCAGTTTAAAACTGCTACGAAGACCAATGGACCAATATAAAAACGATTGTTTTTGTCTGTAATAAATCACGACAGGGGACAATCGTCAAACCCCAAATGGTGTCTTTGCGGAAGACACTCTACCTCTTAAATACCAGGACTTACGGACTGCCCAGTATTACTATTTATACAGCAAATAGACTTAATTATTAGAGTAAGCGTATTTTTGTTTGCCATATAGAGCACGAATTCCCGCAGCAACTATTTCGTTAGCAGTACCTTTAAATACTTTTTTAACGCCAGCAGCCAGAATTGACTTAGTCGGTGTACCCATTCTGTATGATGTGCCAGCAGCAGTTTGATTTATGTAAACCATATATCCCTCTGTTCTTAACTGATCTACCATTGCTCTTGGTGATGTTAGGTCAAATTTGTTTCTTAGAGTATTCCAAGTTACAGCATTGCCTTTGTTTAAAAGGTTTAATACCTTTTGTTTTTTTGATAGTTTATTAACCATTATATATTATCTCCTTCAAGATATTGTCGCCTAATTAAGTGATATCAAATACTGGCGACCTTCGCATTTGATATTGCATTAAGAGTTATTCCGAAGAAGTTTCTCTCAAATATTTTAATTTCTTTGTCTTAGCAGACCTTCTTAAAGACTCTTTATGTTTTCTTTGTCTTTTAAGAGTAGGTTTTTCATAGTATTGTCTAAGTCTTAACTCTTGCATAAGACCATCTTTTTGTAATTTCTTTTTAAGTATTCTCAATGCCTTCTCGACATTATTACCTCTGACTTGTACTTCCATTATTCACTCTGCCCTATGTTTTGATATTTTTTAATATAATCTACGAACCAAGGATTATCTACAAAGACTGTACTCAATCCATTTGCCATAGTATTAACAACTACTTCTTCTTTGTCACCTAGCGTTTCAACTAGTCCATACTGATAAACGATGGCGTGTAAGATTTCGTGTAGTACGGTGTTAGTTCCGTGTACAGATTCTAATGCTGAACTTTTTAATCCGATCTTACCATGTGTTGCAAAAAATTCACCTTGTGCTTCTTCTGTAGAAGCAAATGTATCTGGCCAAAAATCAATTTGATAGTTTACATAACCGATCTTAATACTATCGGGTATAGGATGATTCTGTTTTTGTTTCTTTGTCATATGTTTATTATACACTATTTAAGAGTTAAAGTCAAGCCCTCAATAGATAGTTATATGAACCGAGATAATCTTCAATTCGGTAACCCATAGTAGACAACCAATCAATACCAGTTGGCACTCCTTCTTTTCGGTAAAAGTAGTGATGATCTTCAATAAAGATTATCGGTTTACACCGATTTATAGTTTCACGACCACCTTGTATTAAACTGATTTCGTGCTTCTCTACATCTATTTTCATAAAGTCTACTCTCGGTAGATTTAAACTATCTAATGTTTTGGTGTTAATCTGTATTATCTCGTTATCACCTTTAACTAGTTTTGATTTATATTCTAATGTACTTCTACCAGTGTTTCTACCAGTACCTACTTTCATATTTAAAGTGGTTTCTTTATTCGATAAAGCAAATTCATTTAAGGTAATATTACTTTCGGTACAATTCTTTTTATGACACTCTATATGTTTCGGTACAGGTTCAAAAGCAATAACTTGGTTGAAGTGATACGATAATCTTTTAGTCCAGATGCCTACATGACCACCACAATCTAATGCTACACCTCTATTTGTAACATACTTCATAGCTTCTTTGAATTGTTTTTGCTCATAGTTGGCACCCCAACGAGCATAATTGTCATTGTCTGGTACCCAAATTTTTTGATCTTTAGTTAAATGCATATTTTTCTTTCGTTAGTAAAGACGCCCGGTAACAACTCCAGGCGTCCACTACATTATGAATAGATTTAAGAGAATATCTCCTCTTCCTCACTATCATTGGATTCTGTTTCGGTGACTTCTGGTTCACCCCAAGTGGCAACATCTTCGCCGCCATCAATCTTAGTATATAAATCTAAGAACGAAGTTTTGGTATCTAAATCGAATCTATTAGTACACATTTCAATTGACTTCATCTTATCTTTAAAGATCGCAAATGCCTCTACAATGTGAACTAATCGTCTAGTAGATATAATCTCATCAACGCCACCCTCATAGAAAGTTTTACGAATGATATCTGCCCAGTTGACTAGGTCAGTAGCAAATTTCTCATCTACTTTTTTTGTCATGCCCTTATCAGACATTACATTTGATAAAATCTTATTCTCGATTTTATTAGTAGGATAAGACTGTTCGACAGTAATCGGAAATCTCTCAAGGAATGCCTCGTTAAGAATATTAGTACCGATAAACTTGCCATCGTCTGAACCCTGCCCCTTAGTATTGGCAGTTGCAATCACATTGAAACCGTTAGCAGGTTTTATGAACTTGTTTATCTTTTTAAGAAAGACGCCATTGCCTTCTAAGATAGGTTGTAAACACATAATCTTATTTGACGCAAGGTCAATCTCATCTAATAACAAGAGAGCGCCTCTTTCCATTGCCTCGATTACAGGACCATTCTGCCATACAGTCTGACCATCTTGTAATCTGTAACCCCCAAGTAAATCATCTTCATCAGTCTCGATGGTAATGTTAACTCGGATACATTCTCTTTTGGTTTGAGCACACGCCTGTTCTACATTCATTGTTTTACCATTGCCTGATAAACCAGTAACAAAGATCGGATAGAACTGTTTACTTGAAACAATTGATTTGATATCTTTGAAGTAACCCCAGGGTACGAATACATCATCTTTAGTTGGCACGATATCGCCAGTCAGCGATGATATAATCATAGCAGCCTTGTTGACTGTACCGACAGACTCTGCCGTTTCAACTTTTGATTTTTGTATTTCTTGTTTAATCACAGGAGAGATATCATTACCATCAACTGGTAAAGAGTAAACGCCTCTTGCAATTTTATAAGTATTTGATTTTAACCAAGAAGGATTGGGAAGACTATTCTTGCCAATGTACTCATTGATTTCTGATCTAGTTAATTCTATCTTACCGTATTCGGCGAACAGATTTTCTACTAGTTCTTTTTTGTTGTTATATAGTTTCATTATTTTTACCTTTCATAATGTAGTTTTTTTAAGATATACTATTATTATAACACTTTTTTAGCACTAAATCAAGCACTATCGGTAGTATAAAAGCATTGTTTTTCAATGACTTGCCCGAAAGTTTGTGTTGTATTTATGCAACACCTCGAAAAATGGGGGTTTTTGCCCCCATTTTTCACTACAGATTCGTTATTATTCCGAATCATTAACAATCTCCGACTGTATTTCATCGGTAGATTCTGACATAGTTTCAGCAAAAGTCGGTAAACTGTACTGACCTCTTCCGATTCTATATTCAGGTGACTTCAATAACCATACTGGATACTGAACACCCTTAGTGGTAATCATTTGGACTACATCCTTACGACTCACTTGAGTTGTAGTATCACCAAACATTTCTTTGGCAACAGCTACGAACTCTTTTTGTTTTGTTTCTATATTTTTCATAATATATTTTCCTTCTCAAATTTAGGCAACTTGTGTAATAAACTTATTCATTACTATTCTTGAAGAACGATTTGATTTTAGATTTTGTGTAAACAATCTCTTAATCTCACCTTTCTTAGCATTATCAGATGGTGTCGCCATTTGACCATCTGTAATTTTCATATCATCTCCTGCAAGGAGATAAAATTCATCATACGCCGTATTGTCTTTTACGATTAAACATTTTTGTTTTCTGAACTCTGCCATAACTTTTGATCTATTGTAAACTTTTGTATTAGAATCATAACTACTATATTGAGGGAAGTATCTATCTAAAGTATGTCTATCAATTCTTTTTGAACCAGAGATAAAGAAACCGACAAGTTTACTACCAGTCTTATCTTTAAACATTTTAAATAATGCCTCAGTTACAGAATCATATCTTGTGGTACAAAGATAATTTTTTTTGTTTTGTTTATCTTGTACAAAGACATTATCACCATGTGGATTGAAATGAGAATAACTATAACCACCCGTTTTAGATTCACGACATCTATCAGTATTATCAGGAACTACATACTCACTTCTACCATCAGAAGAACCATCTGTTAAAAATACAGTATTCATTTTATCGATTGAGTATTTTCTTTGAAACGCAGGAACTAATCTCATAGCAGCCATGATTGTTTCATTTAATGGTGTAGAACTCAATCCATAACCCTCAGGTATATTAGGAAGATAATCAGTAAATTCTCTTGGATTTTCTTCATCATATCTTCTTCTTCTACTACTCATATAATCTTCATATTTAAGCGAAGTCAAATAAAGATTTGACATTGATGTTTCGTGTTCTTTAGCATTCATTCTTGAAGAGGCATAGTTTAATAGTTTTAAGTTAGTATCAATAAGCATATCGCCCACTTTATATTTGACATTTTTGCCATCAGTATCGCCACCACCATACATATAACCATATCTACCATTACGAGAATTACTGAAGGCATATACTTCATAAGGTATATTTACTTTTCTACAAAACATAACTAGATTCATTAACTGGTGAATAGTAGGAGTAA